TATTGGGCACCGCCCCGAAAATACACAGCGGACGCCGGATGCGCCGCGACCGCACAAAATTCTTGACAGATTCGGTACGGTGACCGCCTGCATCAATCGCTGTAGACTGCACATAAAGCACCCCACCTGATTCGGTGCTGATCGGTTTATTGATCAGATCGGCTAGTGCATCCCAAACCGCATCCTCCGTAGGGTCTCCGGGCAGCTCAATATAATCCAGAGCCCAGAAATCCATCCCACGCCCCCAGCCTACAAACTGCACCGCCAGGCGGTTGTCTTGGGTATCTACCCCAACCGTGATGACCAAAGCTCCGCGCGGAGCCACCCGTAATGGATACTGCTCCGCACGATCCGCGATGACGTTATGCTTCACTGACCGCATAGCTGGATCTTCCCAGACCTCGGCGAGCCGATCATTTACAAATGTCTTGAGCTTGGCCGGGTCGTTCTGGCAATCCAGCCACATCTGCACAAGATCAGACCAGCGCGGACCCAGGCCGATCTGGTAATACAGGCAGTTGATTTGGAACCCACGACTTGATCCATCGGCATCTGGATTTTCAGACACCCAGTCACCTTTCCTGATCATGTCTGTTTTCTGATATTCCTCGATGTGACTGCCACAATCTCGGCAGACATACCAGACCTCACGGCCCCCCGGAGACCAATGCAGACCAGCCCATTCCAGCGGCTGCTCATGCCCGCAATGTGGACATGGAACGTAATAGCGCTCTTTTGTGGACTTTTCATACTTTTCATTAATCCGGCTCAGCCCCTTGATTTCTGGGCTGCCCACATACACCCGGCGATACGTTGATGGGTAGGCAGACGTCCGCCCTTCCAGCATTAAGCCGGGATCATCCCCACCCACCAGCGCTGTAGCGAACTGGTCATACTCATCTGTAATAAGCACTTTCACGGTGGTGGATTTCAACCGCGCCGGGCTCCCCGCATGCTCCAGATAGAGCTGCCCGCCCACGAAATCCTTAAAGGTTTTGGTGTTACTGGCATCCCGGCTGGCCACACTCGTGAGCGCCCGCTGCACAACCGGGCATTCTTCGATCATCGGGTTTAGTTTTTGATTGATCCATTTATTCATGGACACCTCGCCCGGCAGGCAGACCATTATCGGGCACGGGTCCTGATCCATGTGATAACCGAGGATATTCACCTCTACCTCGGTTTTGCCAAACTGGATCGGGAACTGCGCAATAATTTCCCGAATTCGGCTGCGAGCGCTCATGCAATCCATTGGCTCACGTAAGGGCGGATTGCGATCTGTGCGCCATGGGCCAGGCTCGGCACTGCCTTTTCGGGATAAGACCCGATGCGCATCAGCCCATTGGCTCACCGTTAGGTGTTTTCTGGGGGCGATCGCCCGCCCAATCACGCCGTAAATGATCGGCTCCGGATTTTTGAAACACAGGGAAGCCTCCATTATTTCCCCTTTTGCGGATCGACCGCTTTGGTAAACTCTTGCGCCGCGTTGCTCAGGATTTGGTCAATGTAGTCTGCCAACGTGGCCCGAATATGCTGCTCATCCTGTTGCCCCACTAACTGCGGCGCCATCAAATCTGGCAGCACTTCAATTGCCCCGCGTAGCGTAGTCGTTGCATTCGCAATCACCTCGACAACAACATTCTTCTCAAGCAACTCACCCGCCTCTTTACGGAAAGCAATCTCTTCGCGCAGCGCTGCAAAATGCTCACGCTTGGCGCGGCTCCCCTGATAACTGCAATTCTGCAAATCCTGAGCATCCTGCTGCTCATCATCCGGTTGATCAGGATCAACCGCTGGCGCATCTAGTAGTTTCTGGTCGCGGTTATTTTGATGCCGCGCCACAACACCGCGTTTTGAAGGGTCCTTTGTGGCTTCAATGCGCTGCAAGCTTTCTTCAACCAGAATCTTTGTTCCGTCAAATACAAGACGGTTATCTTTGGCTAATTGGGTTACATAGCTGGGTTTCACGCGCAAATGCCGAGCGAATTCAGATCGGGTCATGGTGTTCATTACTGCTCTCCATCCCGTTCTGCGAGGGGGCGCAGCGTGGCCCCTTTTAAGCCGTCAATCATGCCTAGCCGGTATAAATCCAGCATGAAAGCTTTTATCTCAGGCTGTTCATTTAACCGAGCCTTAAATTCAGCCAGGTTATCTGCAGTGCATGTAATCGGCTCTTTCAGCATCTTTAAAACTCCATGTGGAGGGTGTGGAATGCTATTTTTAATAACACTCCACATTTTTATATCTCTAACTATTTGATTATTAATTAATGTTTTTATTATGTGGAGGGTGCGGAGGGTGTGGAGGGTATCTCCGTGATGTGAGATAAAATCTATACAATATTTTTTATCGCTACGCGCTCGCACACATGCGTGAGCATTTACCCTCCACACTCTCCACACGCCAGTAACAGCGCGGGTTAAGCCCTCCGCAATACACTCAACAGCACTCTCCTCACCCTCCACAATCCAGATCATAATGACCCCTTGTAGCGATCAATTTCCTCGCGGGTGGCTTGCACGCAACCCTCCAGCCACACGGCTTGAGTCGTCCCGTGTGGCGGTTCCAGCATTTCCAGTGGGAAAATAAATGTCGCGGTTTTTTTGGGGTCTTCCGGTTTCCAGCGAGCCTGCCCTTTGCGGGCATCACGCCGTTTACCAATAGCCCCCGTGAGGATATGGTTCGGTGCCGGGTTTTTTATGCCATTACGTGAGCACCAGGCCCGATACAACTCACCGAACTCTTCGCTTCGGATTGGTCTAGGGTAAATACCGTCTATATGCCCCCCGGAATACGCCAGCCAGAACCGATCTGTTGAATTCATGCCCAGATCAATTAGATCCCGCTTGGCCTTGGTCATCGGCGGCAAGGTGTGCGCCGCAAAATCACCCAAGTCCAAATTCAGCAGGTAGTCATGCAGGGCGGCAATGCCATCGGCATCAATCTCGGATTTGCAGTATTTGTAGAAACCAGGCTCTAGCTTTGCCGGGGTCCAGACGACCATATGGCGCCGGTCATCATCTTCCAACACCAGAGGCTGGCTTTCGTTTGACAGAAAAACCACATTCACATGGTTTCGTTCTGAACGCGCCGCAATGTTTTTGGGGTTGATCCGGATCGTATCGCCCGTGATAAACCCCTTTAACTTGTTTTTTGTCTGATACAGCTCTTGCCGGGATACCACCTCGTCGGCGATCAGGAACAGCTTTGCGGAAAAGATGCTGTTGTATTTATCTTCAATTGCATCTTGATCAACCACCAAGCCATAGCGTCCATAAATGTCCGCAATAGACTCGAAAAACATATTTTTCCCAGCACCCTGCGGACCATGCATGATCAATGCAGATTTCATTTTGGCGCCCGGATTCTGAATCGGATAAGCGAGCCACTTCAAAATCCATTCCACACACTTGTAGGGCTCATCCTCTTCAGAGCAAAGGTATTCCAGCAACTCCAACAAGACATCACACGTCCCGGCCTTGGGTGTTGTTGGCCAGCCACCCCACAGATTGCACTTGATGACCGGATCTTTCTCGGTCGGGTCAAACCCCACCTCGTCCAGCCGGTTCATTTTGCGATCAAGAGATTCTTGCCACCGGCGGCTGATCTCCTTACTAGTGCAGGCATCGCGCATATCCGTGAGCTTGAGCACGATCCGTTCATCGTGGTCAAACACAATCCCGCCGCCGCCATAAATCAGGCTGAAGCGCCGCAGTAATTCGTCATACGCCTGGATCGGCTGCAGCGACCCCTTCCCCCCTTGAGGTGCAGCAGGGGCCACTGGCTCCTGAATTGCCCAACCTAGGCTCCTGATCTTCCCTTCAATCTGAACCCGGACCGTGTGGAGGCCCTCAAGGATATGCAGATCATTAAAATCGGAAATCTTCTCCCAGTGATCCAGAAATTTCTGGAGACGAGATTCACTATCTTGAAAAACAGGGGCAATCCAGGCTCCGCCAGCCGATAATGATGCGGTGCTGGATGCATCAATCCCGGTATTCCGGGTGCCATGGGCTTTCCCGCAATGCGGGCAGACGATATCTGCCTTATTGACGATCTGGCCTTTACACTCCTGACACTTCCCGAAGATATCGTCATCAGCGCAGATCAGAAAATTGACATTCCGATAGTGTTTTTTTAGCGCATCAACCACAGGCTTGATGTTGTTAGCATCAAAAGTAACCGCTACCGGTAGCCCTGTGGCTAGGTGCAAACTGGCTGCCGTAGCATATCCTTCGGCGACCAGACAGACTGTCTTCGGCATCCCGATTAAATGAAAGCAGCCCTTTTTAGACAGGCCCTTCGGCCAGTATTCTTTATCCCGGCCAGTTCGGCCGATCCTCTTCTTATTATCTGGGTTCGCTGGGTTTAATATGAACTGCAGCCCGTGGATTCTTCCAACTGTATCCATCATAGGAACCGCAATTGCGCCAGTGTTCGGATTAAAGCGAACCCCATATGGAACTGGGATACCTTTTCGATTCAGATAGTCGGATTCGCCATCTTCAACGCACTTTCTCCATGTAACATCGGCCTGTTGCGCTGCCCGTTCCTGAATTTTCTTCTCGTAAGCCGCCGCACGCTTGCAATCCTCTTCCATTCTGGACTTGAGGGCCGCAGCTTGTTCCTTACTTACGCTATATCCTGACAGCTCAATTTTCTGGGCATTGTCAGCAGCCCCATGAAATACGCCATATGAGCCGACCAGCAATACTGTCCCATCTTCCCGCGCCCACTCGCGCAGGAAATACCACCCCTTTCTCTCAGATCCCTCTCCTTCAACGCGACAGCGTTTGGACTTTTGTCCCACTGTCAGCTCCAGCCGATCAACGATCAACCCTGCGGATCGCAATTGCTGGAGCACATCATCATAGTTAGCTGCCATTTTCTCTGCCTATTTCAGTAACTTTCTATGCCACTACCTACCAACCGAACGGGGCTCGAATTACCCGCGATGGGGAGGCATAGGAGGACCCTATTACATGGTCGATGTCTATAGTTTTGATCAATACCCGTAACTGAAGTCGAAACCCAAAAAAAATCCGTCCTACCCTCATCAAAGGGGGTGTGGGGCATGGAGTGAGGCCAAGGGCTAGGGCGGGGCGAGTCATGACAACTCACCTAGGTATTCGAGGAAATACTTCTTGTATGTCTTATTGATTGAATCATTCGCGATCTCGTAGAACGGAAAGCGAACTCGATATGTCGCTGACTTCACAAAGATCAGCACAGGCCTAATGCTGCGCCCAGATGACCATTGCCTTGATTCGTATACGCCGGGTTTCAGATGGCTATTAACCTTGCCACCTACGGCAACAACAATATAGGTGAACCCGGCTCGCTTGATTGATCTAGCGGCCTTGTCTTTATCCCAAGCTTTGCCGCCCAGTCTTGACTCGTATCCATCCTGCATCTGCACTCGTAGATGCGACAGTATCTGCACGATCTGCCCTCTAGCCATATTGCCGTAGGCATCGAGCTTTGCTGCTGATCCAGGCACACACACCCAGCCTACTGGCAGGAATCCGTAGGCCTGCAGTGCGACCTCTGCCCGCTTTTGCCGCCGTTGCCCGCCATGCACTTCGGTATACAGGGTGGCATCTGCTGCTGTTCCCTTGCCTGCGAAATCTTTAACGCGCAGCACAGCCTGGCCCTTATTAACCTGGGCTATAACTGAGTTCTGAATCCATGGGGTTGGCCGATCAAAGACCTTCTTGATCGTTTCCGTTAATTCCTTCCGGGCATGTTGCGTGCTGCGGCGCAGGGCGCTATACGAAGCATTGTCGATCTTGGCTTGGCCAAGACTTGATGTTGTCGCCTCCAGCCCATCGATGCCGACCTTAACCTGCATTCCGATTCCCTTTGATATATTTGGGATCGTTTGCAGCCAGCAACATCTTAATATTGGCGAGCAGCCGTGTAGCCGCTTGGCGGCGCACTTGTTTCGGCTGGAGTGGTATCTGTGCCGCGTCATAACTCAAACGGGACTTTTGGAATTCTCGGTTCATTTTTCGGACATCCCCTCTAGTTTTTGCACCAGATCAGACATTGCCGCGAACGCCTCCAGCACCTCGTGTTTTACTTTCTTGACCTCTTTCAGTTCAACCTTCCCGTCCGCCAAAGCATCAAAGACCGCTTTTCCCACATCTCCAAATTCCTGCATACTTTTCGATAGGCTCTCGACCACATCCAAATCCGAAGCCGCTTTGGCATCTTCTGCCGACACGCACACAAAGCCGAGCTCCTCGGCCAGAGCATGCAGCATTCGGAAATCACCAGTGAGCGCCATAATCTTGTGGGCATCATCCAGCGTGAGGGAGTTCGTGGCGCAATTCGGGTTGACCTTATTACTCAAGATCTGCGCACTCATCCCGATACGGGAAGCCAGCGCGACTGCACCGCCCTGATAGTCATGCACCGTGCTGAACGCTGCATCTGAATGTGTCATGTACAAACCCTCTAAAGACATGGTGAAACGTTGCAGGCTTTAGCCCAAAATAGAACCATCAAAAACAAATCAAGGTGCTGGATGAACATCATGCACATGAGTATCAGAACAACTGCTTTCGCTAAAAAGCTCCGGCCGAATCGTCTTAAACAAGGCGAGCCAAGGCTTAGGAATGCCATTCGTGCGCCACTGAGATACAGCCCCCGTGGTGATGTCGCATAAATCGGCAACCTTAGATGTGCCACCTAAGCTATCTATGATTTTTGAACTATCCATGCCGTATATCTTAGTGAACTAAGAGTAACGATGCAAGCCAACTTTGATTTTTTTCTTATAGGATGCAGGTTATGAGCACATTTAAAGACAGGCTCACCCTGGCTTTCGACAGAGAAAAGAAGCGCCGGGAAGAGGCCAAAGAGAAAAAACTAACCAAAACAGAAATCTGGCAAACGGCCGGCGCCTCATCAGGTGCGGCGACGCATTGGTTTTCTGGGAATAACCAAATGGATATGGCTAACTGCATGAAAGTCGCGCCGATCCTGCGCGTTAATCCATTTTGGTTATATGACGAATCAAAAAGAATTAATGACCCTTTTGGCCAGGAAAATTATTTAGCACCTGACAAGGTGCACCAACAGCTTGGGCTCCCGATCCAAACCCCTCTACGCCCTCTGAGAGCCATTGACAATATTGATGAAGCAGAACACGACATCATCACAATCCCGCGCTACACACTCAAAGCCTCAGCCGGAAATGGTCAGCCTGTATTTGATGTAGATGAACGCGGCGAGCCGAACTACGCACGCTTGTCATGGGTAAGACGGCACGGATTTAAACCAGGCAATCTGTTCACAATTGTGGCTATTGGCGACTCTATGGAGCCAGAAATACACAACGGTGACAGCCTAACAGTGCATCGGCAAATAGAGATCGAATCTGGGAAATTGATGGTTATATGCTACCGTGACGAATGCTTTGTGAAACAGCTACTTAAGCAAGTTGATGGATATATAACCATCCGGTCGTTTAATCCAGACTACCACGACACCATAGTAGCGCCTGAGCAGCTCCAAGAACTCTTTATCGTAGGCCGAGTTGTGAATATTTCGAGGAACTCATAACTGGAGAGCGTATGTCAAAGGTCTTCTTAAACCCGAAAAACGGCTACCGGGTAGAAATCGGATTTTCAGAATCCATCCTAGCGTTCATCTTTGGTGCCCTATATTACCTATATAGAGGACTTTGGCATTACTTACTAATCTGGTTTATCGTGGTTGTTATTCCATTTAGTTACCTTGGAGAAAGTTGGTTATTGATAATAGGAATACCAACATCATTAGTTATGGCCTTACTGTTGCCAGAAGCCCTTAGAAGCCGCTATCTTGAAAGGGGCTGGATTGAAGAAGGCACTAGAGTAAAAAACCAAAATAATTTATCCGTTGTAGAAGCTGCAGAAGCAGAACGCCGGGCTAAAGAAGCAGCCGCTATACCACAGACGCGCAAATGCCCAGAATGCGCAGAACTCATTCTAGCCGAAGCCAAGAAATGCAAACACTGCGGCAGTCAAGTTGAGCCACTAACACAGCAACCTATATCCGCTCAACAGCAACCCCAAACGCAACAACCACAAAAAGTCCACACACAGCAACTGCCGCCACCACCACTAACTAAATCACCATGGCCAGACTAGCCATTAAAAAATCAATTCAACTAGATCAGCCCAGCTCTATGCTGGGCTTTTTCATACCAAAAACATCTTAGAGCAGTAGGATAAAAGTAGAACTGTTTCATTAAACATACACTTTTAATCATACCAAACCACCATTATCAGCATCTTTAGCTCACAAACCAGCTATATATTCTTAGTTGGCTAAATATTTTTCTTGCTTTAAAATCTTAGCTGGCTAATAATTTAACCATACCCCACTCGCCCGGCAGGCTGGATCGGGGTCACAGCCAGGGCGCCAGCCCTATTGCCGGGCACCGCAGGACATCAACAATGCGAGTTGCAACCGACATCCTCCGCGAAATTGCTGGCGGTGAACTAGTAGATGAGCTCGGCGATTCCATCCGGGATCTGAATACCGCGATTGAAGCCGCACAAAAAGGCGGCAGCATCACCCTCAAAATCGACATCAAACCCGCAGGACGTGGCTCTGGCGCACTAGAAGTAAGCTACAACATCACCACCAAGAAGCCGCAACTGGCTGCGCGGGCCAGCATCATGTTTGGCACCCCAGAAGGCGACTTGCTCGCAACAGACCCACGCCAGCAGCAACTAGACCTCAAAAGCGTCAGCAGCGATCAGCCAACCACAATCAAAAAAGTAGCCTAACCCCAAATTTTTCCAAAAGGAAAGAACATGCCAGAACTCACCAATGCATCAATCAAAGACCTGCTAAACGCAGGCGCACAACCAGTTGTGCGCACACTTGATGCTAAATCATTACAAAATCAAGAAATCCCACTGCTACTGATACCGGATGGCGATGGGAAATATAGCTACGCTCTCTTACCCCAGCTTGAAAAATATCTTCCAGATCCACTTCGCAAAACAGGCCAAGTCCTGCTGGATGATGCAGAAAGCTTTATCTGGTATCTGAAAGAGCATGGCAATAAAGCGGCGACGAGACCATAAAGCACGGTTTATCCCCAAGAAATCAGTGGAATGGACACGCTGGACATCAAGAAATGGCCAAGCCATGTCCCAAATCGACTTCGCCAACTGGATTGAAGACAACATCGGCGACATCACCACCGTCGAAGGCATGCCGACAGGCGCTCAAATGCTGGAAATGGCCCTGAATTTTGAAGCAGCATCTGAAAAACGCTTCAAATCCGGCGCCCGGCTGCAATCTGGCGGCATCAGCCTGGAATATGTAGACACAGACGACGACGCGACCCGCAGCAAAATGGCGATGTTTGAGCGCTTTAGCCTGGGCCTGCGCGTGCTGCAAGGCGGCGAAGCCTACGAAATGTCTGCCCGACTTAAATACCGCATCCGCGATGGTGGTTTATCAATCTGGTTTGAGCTGATCCGCCCCGACAAGGTTCTCGAAGCCGCAACAAAAGATATCGTTGAAAAAATCAAAAACGAATCCGGATTCACGCTGTTGCTGGGCTCTCCAGCCGAATAAGCACCCCCTGCCGGTAGGGTATACCGGCATCAATATACGAGCCGCCCTCCGGGATTTTGCTAACGATCACCGGGCGCATGGGGCGCACAAGGCGGCTCATCTATTGATATTTCAAGGGGAATGCCATGAATACCCAAGCTCTAATGCGGCCTACCGAGTTATTACTGAATATCGTGCATCAGATGGGCGAAAACCACGGTAAAGCGCTCCATTCAATCATGGAGAGATCAAAGCAGTTTGCCGATTTTCAACACGCAATCGACGCTATTAACGCTATTAAAGGTTGTAGCGCCTACTTGAAATGTTCCGTGGACGATGATGAACATACCCTGAGTATTATAACAACCGGCACTGTATCTCCAGCTGTCGCATCTGAATTAATGGCCGGACTAGGCTGGGAATTCAAGGAGCGCCTAGATTACCCAGAATACAGAATACGAGTGATGCTGTTCAATAAAAACAAAAGCGACATCAGAATTCTCATCGAATTCACCCCGGAAGAGGTGACTCCATGAACCAAGCCTATGCTACCGCAGAACAAATCTGCACCCGGATTACGAAAGTGCTGGATAACCGCAACCAATCCAGGGCTCATGGGATGACAACCGAGATCATCAATACCGGAGACGGGCTGTTCTTCGATTTATTCAAGGGCTACCCAGAAGGCACTGTTTTTCGCGCAGTAGACCAATCTGGAATCCGCTTTAAAGCGGAGTTGCCACAATGAAAAGCCTCATTGTTTTCATTAGTGCACTACTTGGAGCAGCCGCATTATTAGTGATCCTGATCGTGTTTTGCTTCGCAATGGGTTTGGCTAACAACGCAGAGCCAAAACACTGGGCCTGCAGATCCACCGACTGCGCTCGGGGGGCATGATGCAAATCCGGGTGCGCATCCACTTTATTACGAATTACAACATTCAGGTGTTTAAACGGGATGGCTCTGGTGCATTCCGCACCATCAAAACAGCAATCAACTGGCTGGATTACCTGCTGCCCGATGGCAGCTTGGATAAATCAATTTACAACGCGCTGGAAATCGTCATTAAAAGCAACTGGCGGGTCTGGCAATGGCTAAAGGAACAACCATGATTATTGGTCTAACCGGGCTACCGGGAACAGGAAAAGATGCTGTCGCCGGTATTCTGGCCCAACTTGAGAACTTCACCCGTCTGGCATTCGCAGACCCTGTGCGCAGCGAGATTGCTGCAGCATTCAATTTGCCATATGCCCGGCTTGAATTCCGGGAAACGAAAGAAATCCCAACCATTGACTTGGCCCTAAACCGATGCAGCAACACAGACTTTGCCAGTCTGATGTTGCGCGCGGAATTCAGCGACCAAGATCCAGACCTACCAGAAATTGAATCCTTCATGAATCAACCGCGCAGCCCACGCTGGATTATGCAGATGTGGGGAACAGAATTCCGGCGCATCCACAGCGGGTGGCTGTATTGGGTGCGGCAGCTCGACTGGAAACTGCAGGGGCTGGCGGATGCTGGCGACAATATAGTCGTGACGGATGTCCGATTTGATGATGAGGCATCCTACCTGATCAGCAACGGCGCAGAAATCTGGCGCATAACCCGCCCAGGCTGCACATCTAGTAGCCACGCCAGCGATCAAGCAGTCGACGACCACTTAGTCAGCGTCACCCTCGACAACAACAGCTCCATAAATTACCTGTCTGGTTTAGTCGCAATGCGACTGTGTGAGCTCAAGATTAAAAAGGCAGCAGCATGAACCGAGCCGCCCGTCGCGCAGCGATGCGCCATCGCCATCAAAAACAGCAACGCAACGGCGGGGACATCACCGCCCTGAATACCGTCCTCGCCATCAACAACAACACCCAGGCGGGGGAACAGGACGCCGCAGTGCTGATCACAGAGCTTTATCTAACGCTCGACAAGCTGCTCGCCGGCGGGCTGGACGCCACTGGTTTTGTGGCCCTAAACGAAGGCAATTGCGCCGCATTCTGCCTGGGCGCCGAGCTTTTCAAACACTCCGCCAACCCGGAGACAGCCGAACTTATTGCGCAAACGCAACCCATTTTCGAGGCAGCAGCCGAAGCCCTCGCCGATATTGGCGAGCGCTTTATCCGCCGGGGCCACTACGGGGCCACAGGCACCGAAGCCCAAGCCATCCGCGCCAGCATCGCGCAATACGATGCGCTGATCCGCGTAGCCGACCGCTCACACATCACGCGGGCCATTTTGGCCGCTGAAAAGATGGTCAACGAAACACTACTGAGGAAAGCGGCATGAGCGCATTTAACGAATCCGAATGCTTGGCTCTAAACCCATTTGAGGGTGATTTTGGCGAACCAGGGGATCGCATCCTTGAAGACAAAATCGTCACCGCAAGAACGCAAAAGAAATGCTGCAACTGCCTTGGGCCAATAACACCGGGCAGCAGAATCAGAAGGATAAGAGCCATTTTCAGCGGCAAATTCTGCGGATACAACATGTGTTCAGATTGTTGCGCCGCTTTCGCCGCCAGCTGGACCGATCACGGCCAAGCCATTGATTCTAGGATGCGGGTTTACGAAGAAAACAAAGCGATAAGGAGAGCAGCATGACCCACCACACGCCAGAACCTTGGGCTTTTTCTGATACCGACCACAAAGATAAAGATGGAGTTAAGTCCCGTTTTTGTGAACTGGTTAATCAAACCGCTAACTTTGCCCATTTCAGGCTTTTTGAAGTTCAAAACGAGGAAGAATCCAAAGCGGTAGCAATACTTGGGTGTGGCCCAGCAAGTTACGAGAATGCCCGCAGAATTGTGGCCTGTGTTAATGCACTAGTCGGCTGGGAAACGGAAACCGTAGAAAAATATTGCACTAATGGAGCACCAGGAAACCCCAATCTTGGCCAAAAATTCGACGAACTGCAGACACGGCTCAAAGAGTGCCAGTCAGACCGCCAGCGGGAGCATGACATGCGCGTAAAGCTAAGCGGGGAATGCGAAGAGCTAAAGCGCCAGCGTGACAAATTGCTGAAAGCGCTAATAGCAAACCACGTATGGCATAAAACATATGATGACGTGGGAGGCTATGAAGAGTCTGACTTGTGCGAAATTAACACGGCTGCAATCGCAACAGCAGCAAAAGGCGGTGAAGCATGAGTAACATAAGCAATCAAGGGTATCCAAAATACAAAATTGGGCAATGGATAGACACCAACGAAGAGTCAATGAACAAAGAGCAAGCAACGATTATCTACGGCGTGCAGATAAAGCCAGAAAAAGGCGCGAAGTGGATGCACTGCTTTCGCGATGAAAAACCTCTGCTTTTTAGCACTATTGATCTAGCCAGCGCTGCAATTACTGAATTGAAAGGCGGTGCAGCATGACCCCTACCCGCCCACTCATCCGCTACCATGGTGGCAAATTCCGGCTTGCGCAATGGGTAATGCAGTTTTTCCCGCCGCACAAAATCTATGTCGAGCCTTTTGGCGGGGCGGCCGGCGTGCTGCTGCAGAAGCCCCGCAGCTATTCCGAGGTCTACAACGACCTGGACGATGGGATCGTCAATCTGATGCGAGTTATGCGCGATCGAGAACAACGCGATCAACTACTCGAAATACTGGTATTAACCCCATACAGCCGCACCGAATTTTTATTAGCTTATGAGCCCACAGACGACCCTGCCGAGTCCGCGCGTAGAACAATCATCAGAGCACAGATGGGCTTCGGCAGCGCTGGCGCAACAAAAGGCGCCACCGGGTTTCGGTCAGACGCTAACCGGGACTACGGCACAGCTGCCCATCTTTGGGCTCAATACCCAGACTGTCTGGCCAGCATCGGCCAGCGCCTGGCGGGCGTCATGATCGAGAACCGCCCAGCGGTTGATTTGATCCGCGATCAAGACAGCCCAGAAACCCTGTTTTTTGTAGATCCGCCCTATGTCATGGACACCCGCGTCATGCGCACCAGCTCGCGCTACTACAAACACGAAATGACGGACGCGGACCATTTAGAGCTGATCAACGTATTGCGCAGCGTGCGCGGAATGGTTGTGTTGAGCGGATACGAAAGCGATCTCTACAGCTCCGCACTCAGCGGCTGGGAACAGCACACAACAAATGCGCGGATCTCAGCGGGTCGCGGGTCTGCCATTCGGACCGAATGCGTCTATCTCAATCCGCGCTGCGCAGACGAGCTGCACCAAAACATCGATATTTTTCAGGAGGTCGTATGATCCGCGATCAATTTATTCTCGACCTGCAGTCAGAAATCATCATCGACAACTTTGCAGGGGGCGGTGGCGCCAGCACCGGCATCGAGCTCGCTCTTGGTCGTCATGTTGATGTAGCCATCAATCACGACCCGGAAGCCGTTGCCCTGCACACCGCGAACCATCCTCAGACTCGGCACTACTGCGAAAACGTCTGGGCTGTAGATCCACGAGACGTCATGCCGGGGCGGCAAATTGGCCTACTCTGGCTATCGCCTGACTGCAAGCACTTTTCTAAAGCAAAAGGCGGAAAGCCAGTTGAAAAGAAGATTCGCGGTCTTGCTTGGGTCGCGCTGCGCTGGGCGGCGATCCGCAAACCCCGCGTGATCATGCTGGAAAATGTGGAAGAGTTCACCACCTGGGGACCGCTAATTAAAGATCAGGACGGCGACATGCGCCCGGACCCAGAGCAAAAAGGAAGAACTTTTAGAAGCTTTGTGAACGCACTAGTCAGCCACGGCTACACCGTCGATTGGCGCGAGCTTCGCGCCTGCGATTATGGCGCCCCAACGATCCGCAAGCGTCTGTTTCTAATTGCCCGCCGCGATGGTAAGCCTATCGTTTGGCCCAGCCCAACCCACTGCGACCCGGAAAGCGCACTTGTAAAATCAAAGGCACTGAAACCGTGGCGCACGGCAGCAGACTGTATCGACTGGACGATCCCCTGCCCGTCTATTTTCGAGCGCAGCAAGCCGCTGGCTGATGCCACCTGCAGACGGATCGCAAAAGGGATTATGCGTTACGTGATCAATTCGGCTGAGCCGTTTATTGTCAAATACTACGGCGAGAAAAACAAAGGGGAATTCCGGGGGAGCGGCATCAACGTCCCACTACACACACAGAGCACAGAAAACCGCTTTGCACTTTGCGCCCCGGTCCTGACAGAACACGCTAACGCCAGCAGCCCGCGCTGCATGCCCGCAGACGAACCATTGCGCACGATCTGCGCACAGACCAAGGGTGGGCATCATGCGCTGGTGTCGTCTTTTCTAGCAAAACACTACACCGGGGTAGTGGGTGCCGACATGCGCGACCCGACGCCCACGGTCACCAGTGTTGACCACAACAGCTTAGTCTCAGCCAATCTGATCCACCTTGGGCACGGGGAAGGCAAGAACGGAAACAAGCGCTTTAGCCACGGCATCCGGGATGCTCGCCAGCCGATAAACACAATCACGGCCAGCGGGGGAAATTCGGCATTAGTCCAAGCCTTCTTGATCAAATACTACAGCACAGATCAAGACCCGAACCTGCGCGAACCATTGCACACAGTCACTACAAAAGACCGATACGGTCTAGTCACTATCGCCGGGACGGATTACTCAATAGCCGACATCGGCCTGCGCATGTTGTCACCCCGTGAGCTCTACCGGGCGCAGGGTTTCCCGGAAACCTACATCATCGACCGGGGCCAGTTCGGACGGGAATGGCACCCAATCACTAAAACCGCGCAGGTACGCATGTGTGGCAACAGCGTTTGCCCACCGCTGGCCAGCGCACTAGTAAAAGCAAACGTGCCAGAAATGGCGGCCTGGAGCCGCCGCGAAATCAAGCAACTGGAGGCGGCATAATGACACACGACGAAGCAAGCGCGATTGTTGAAAGCGCTGACGGTTACATAGAGATTAGTGAGATTGGTGACATTGTGGAACTTGACGGATATTTCATGATTGAAGAGCTCCAAGCAATTCTGCAGTTAATGGAGGAAGCATAATGGGCTCCACACACAAAGACATCATTGAGCAGTGCGCACAGGTATGCCTTCTGCGCGCTATAAAAATGAATAAGGAGGCCGAAGAGGCGGAATATAACGACGCAGACTACTTAGAGGATATTGCGCCCCTAAGAAAAGCACGAATTGAGCTGGCTGCAGCCAGGAGAGAAATCCTCGACCTTGGCAGAGAGACTCCCGTAAGACCACCGGCGCGAAACATAAAACCTAGCAAATCAGGAGCCCCTAGGATGAAGTCAGAGGCACTACTAAAGTTAACTCTACTGCTATTAGCATGCGGATTTTTCATCCTAGGCCTGGGCCTAGGTCGATACATCGAACACCAACCTGAGTCAACAGCAACTCAGGAAGTAAAGCGATGAATAAAAATAAAAAGAGCTTTCCCAAGGGCAGCATGTGCGGGGCATGCTTACACCGGGAGCGCGACTGCAGCCACCTCCCTTTTACAGCGTACCCTGTAATCAAGGTCTACCGCGACGGGACCAAGGCTGTGAAGTGCGCGGGGTTTGAAAAATTAAGGACAACAGCAAATAAAAAGGATGAAACGGAGGCTACACATGAATGAAGAGACTTTCGATATTGACGGCGCCGCAAAATTCCTTTGCGTGCACCCAAAGACAATATCTCGCCTCGCAGCAGACGGCGAGATTCCGGACTCCGCAAAAATTGGACGAGCCTGGGTATTTCTAAAGTCAGGCTTGATAGAATACATTCGGCGGCAAGCCGCAATGCAAAACATGCAAAGAAAAGCAGAAAAAGCACGGGGTAACCCAAAAGAGGATAGCTCACACAATATGCGCAACAGAAGACGAGGAAGAGATCTACCATCCCTCCCAGATTTGCCGCCGTGTTAGCAATTAAGTTGTTTTTTTCTGTAACTCATTGATAACAATAACATGCAGTCGGATTGCAAATCCGTAGACATCGGTTCGATTCCGGTACCCGCCTCCAACAAAAAGCCTTGAGCAATCAAGGCTTTTTTGTTATCTATCGCCACAAAACCACTAATACAAATCACTTGATTTGCAGCCTAAAACCGTATATTTCAGCCACATGCCAACCAAGAAAACTGCTATGCTAACCAGGCAACCTCTTGGTTGTGCGTAGACACGAGTTAATAAATGGCACACAAAAGACAGCGATCAGGCAGCTGGGAATACATTGTAAAACGTAAAATTCTACCCAAACCACTAACACTCACATTCCACAGCGAAACCGAAGGCGACGAGTACGTGAGACGCTTAGAAGCGCTTCTTGATGCAGGGATTGTCCCC